CTTTCCAAAATTAGAAGCACATATGGCAGATAGGTATTATAAAGTGCTTGTTGATGATTATGAAATAGGAGAAGAAGATATACATAATCCAATAGGACAATCAGATATAAGTATTGTTCCTGTTATTGCTGGTGCAGGTGGAGGTTTAGGTAGAACTTTATTAGGAGTAGCAATGATTGGATTAGCATTTGCAATGCCTGGTGCTAATTTTAGTGGGTTAGGATTTACAGCAGCACAAGGATTTAGTGGATTTCAAGCAGCTATTGGAAATATAGGTATTGCCTTAGCAGTTCAGGGTGTAACTGAAATGCTTTTTCCATTACCTAAATTTAAAGAATTTGAAAATGAAGAAGATCCTAGAGTATCATTTAGTTTTTCTGGTGTTCAAAACACATCAAGAGCTGGTACAACTATACCTTTATGTTATGGAGAAATAGTTACAGGATCAGTGGTAATTTCAGCAGGTATTGATACAAATCAAATAGTTACAAAGGAGGTAAAATTATTAGAGGTTCTGGTGGTCCCCCTCCTACTCCACCCTCTCCGACAAGAGCACCTGACACTTTAAACAGTAGACAGTTTGCTACGATCCAAGATTTATTATCTGAAGGAGAGATAGAAGGTTTTGCTACCGCATCAAAGGCAGGACTTACAAAAGGCACTACTGCATATAACAATGCAGCATTAAAAGATATATTTTTAAACGATACTCCTATTCTTAACTCTAGTGCCAGCAATACAAGTCCACAGACTTCTGATTTCAACTTTCAAAATGTAGGATTTACACCTCGTTTTGGAACGTCAAACCAAGAGCATATTCCTGGAATTGAAAGTAGTCAATCAACTACTGCTGTAGGAGTTACAGTAACTAATTCTTCTCCTGTTACTCGTCAGATAACAAATACTAATGTTGATGCTGCAAAAGTCACAATTACTTTTCCGCAGTTACAGAAAGCAACAGATGAAGGAGATTTGCTTGGTTCTTCTGTCCAGTTAAAAATACAAGTTCAATATAATAGTGGTGGTTTTAGCGATGTTTTATCAGACACTATTACAGGTCGTACTGCTGATGCCTACCAAAAAGAATATCGTATAAATATTACTGGTGCATTTCCTGTAGATATAAGAGTTGTAAGGATTACAGCAGATAGCACATCTTCTAGTCTTGTTGATGCTTTTACTTGGACAAGTCTAGGTGAAATTATTGATGATAAACAGAGATACCTAAATAGTGCTTATACAAATTTAAGGATAGATTCTGAACAATTTAGTTCTATACCAAAGAGAGCTTTTCGTATTCGTGGGGTAAAGGTAAGAATACCAGGAGCAGGTGCATCTAGTTCTGGTACACCTACTGTTGATTTACAGACAGGCAGAATTATTTATCCAAGTGGATATATTTTTAATGGAACTATGGGTGCTGCTGTTTGGTGTTCATGTCCTGCAATGATACTTCTTGATTTATTAACTACCGAAAGATATGGATTTGGAACACATATTACAGATAGTAATTTAGATTTATTTAGTTTTGTAGCAGCTAGTAGATATGCAAATGAACTGGTATCAGATGGATTTGGAGGGCAGGAAGCAAGATTTAGTTGCAATGTAAATTTACAAGGATCTATGGAGGCGTACACACTAATTAACGAATTAGCTGGTGTTATGAGATGTTTTCCGATCTGGTCTGAAGGTTCTGTAACTATTACACAGGATAAGCCAACAGATCCTAGTTATTTATTTAGCTTGGCAAACGTAGGTGAAGGTGGGTTTTCATACTCTGGCAGCAGTTTAAAACAAAGACATACTGTTATATCTGTTAGCTATTTCAATATGGATAGCAGAGAGATAGATTACGAAGTTGTAGAAGATACTGCTGCACAAGCCAAGCTAGGAATAGTAAAGAAAGATGTAAAAGCATTTGCCTGTACTTCTCGTGGTCAGGCTCAGAGATTAGGTAAGGCAATATTATTTAGTGAGCAGAACGAATCAGAAGTTATTAGTTTTACAACATCAATAGATGCTGGTGCGATAGTAAGACCTGGATCTGTTATTTCTGTCAATGATCCTGTTCGTGGTGGAGAAAGGAGATCAGGAAGAATAAATGCAGCAACTACTACGCAGATCACTGTAGATAATACGCAAGACTTAGATACGTTTACTGGATCGAATAAAAAATGCAGTGTTATTCTGCCCGATGGTACAGTAGAAACTAAAAACGTAAACGGAATTATAGGAAATGTAATTACATTAGATTCAGCCTTATCTGCAACACCTAATGTAAACGCTATATGGTTATTACAAAGTTCTACTTTAGAAGCACAGACATTTAGAGTAATAACAGTAGAAGAACAAGATGGTATCAACTACGCAATAACAGCACTAACTTATATTGACGGCAAGTATGCAAATATTGAATCTGGAATAAGTTTACCTGCAAGAACTATATCTTTACTAAACGAACCCAAAAGTCCTCCTTCAAACTTACAGGCATCTGAAAGAGTTGTTGTTATAAATGCTCTAGCTGTCACTAAATTAATTTTATCTTGGGTATCAGTAACAGGTGTTAGTCAATATCTTGTTCAATATAGATTTAATAATACAAACTGGGTTAGTGAAGTTGTATTTAGACCTGACTTTGAAATTATCGGCACAGAAGCAGGAGCCTATGAATTTAAAGTATTTTCATTTAATGCAGCTTTAAAATTATCTGCCACATCTTCCGATTTAACATTTAATGCTGTAGGTAAAACAACACCACCAGGAAATGTCCAGAATTTATCTATGGAGCCAGTTACTAATAAATTAGTAAGACTCAGATGGACAAAAGCTGTTGATCCTGACGTTTTACACGGAGGAAGAGTATATGTAAGACACAGTAATTTAACTGATGGCAGTGGTACGTTCCAAAACTCAGTTGATCTTGTTACTGCTCTTGCTGGTAATACAACAGATGTTGTTGTTCCTTCTTTAGAGGGAGAGTATATTCTTAAGTTTCAAGATGACCAAGGTAACTTTAGTACGGGAGAAGCTAGTGTAATACAGGATTTACCTGATCTTATTGATACTCAGGTTATATTGCAGGATAGAGAAGATTTAGATAGTCCACCATTTCAAGGAGTAGATACTAATACAACATTTAATACTACAACCAGTGCATTGCAGCTTACCAATCCAGCTACAAACGCAACGGGAGAATATGCTTTTAAAGATGTATTAGATTTAGGTGCTGTATTTTCTCTTGATTTAAAACGAATTATACGTTCTATTGGTTTTGTTATAGGTACAGATATAGAAACAATTATTCCGAGTGGATCTTTTTGGGATGATTATGCTATTGACGGCAACTTTGATGGTGCAGCAGCAGATGAAGCAAACTGTCAGATACAGGTAGCAACATCACAAACAGCATCAGGCAGTTTTAGTAATTTCAATAATTTTGCAAATGGAACGTTTAAAGGTCGTAGATTTAAGTTTAAATTAATTTTAGAAACGACTAATGTTTCACAAAATATGAATGTGCAGCAAGCAGGTTATATAGCAGAATTTCAAGCAAGAACAGAGCAAAATTATCAGACAGGAGGCGGTACTTCCACTGCACCACAACAATCGGGCACATCTTCATCTGGTAAAACTGTTACCTTTGGAACGCCATTTTTCACAGGAGCTACTGGTTTAGGTGGAGCAAATGCGTTTTTGCCATCTGTTGGAATTACAATACAAGATGCTATAGACGGTGATTTTTTCCAAATATCAAATGTCAGTGGAACAGGCTTCACAATTAAGGTTATGAGAAACAATGTTAATACTTTTGTTGATAGGTCTTTTACTTTTTCTGCTGTAGGATATGGTAAAGGGGTGTAATATGGAGAAAAGCACTGTATAGATGAGCCAAGTATCGGACTATAATATTGCCAATGCGTCAGGAGCTTCTGTAAGAAGTGACCTCAATGCTGTTTTTGATGCGATAAAAACTCTTAATTCTGGTGGTTCTGATCCTAGTAATACATCACCATTTATGCCGTATGTTGATACAGCAGATAGTAATAATTTAAAGATAAGAAACGCAGCTAATGATGGTTTTACTACTGTCGGTTCTGTTAATTCTGCAAACTTAGGATTATTGCCAAGAGCAGGTGGTACGATGACAGGTCAGCTTTTAGGAGATGATAGTTCTGTCGCAGGGAGTCCAGCTTATGCGTTTGATAATGATACAGATACAGGAATGTTTCGATCAGGTGCTAACACCATAGGATTTTCAACATCTGGTACTGAAAGAGTTTCTGTAAGTGATGCTGGTTTAGATGTTGTTAATGGATTGCCAATAAGATTACAAGATTCCAGTGGTGCTCCTTTTGTTTCTTTAAAATCACCTTCTGCTCTATCTGGCAATGTAGCTTTAACTCTTCCATCTTCTATAACAAATGGTGGATTTTTACAGACAGATGGATCAGGTAATTTATCTTTTCAAATTGTAGCTGGTGTACCATCTGGATCTGTATTTTGTATGGCAGTAGCTACCGTGCCATCGGGATATTTAGAATGTAACGGTGCTGCGGTTAGTAGAACGACATATGCTGCTTTATTTGCAATTATTGGTACTGCTTATGGAACTGGTAATGGATCAAGTACTTTTAATTTACCTGATCTAAGAGGTGAATTTGTTAGAGGTTTTGATAATGGTAGAGGAGCAGATAGTGGAAGAAGTATTGCTAGTTCTCAAGGAGCGTCTAATGCATCTCACAATCACTCTATAAGTCTTTCTGGTACAACCAGCACTAAATCATTAACTGGTAGCGTACAAAAAATTTCTGAAACATTTAATAACAGTGGATCTACTACTGGTGTATTTAGTAAATCAACTGGATTTAATGCGGGGTTTACTCCTGGTTCTCCAGATAACAATGATACAGGTGCATTTAACATAGACGCTTCCCACAATCACACATTTTCTGCATCTGGAACTTCTGGAAGTCAAGGTTCAGAAGCTAGACCTCGTAACGTGGCTATGATGTATATAATTAAAGTTTAATTATGGCAATCGAACCTGGTATATACAATTTCACGCTCCAACGAAGGTCGGATCATACAATTCCGCTTCTTTTTAAGGACAATAATAATAATGCTATAAATCTTACTGGATTTACTGTAGCTGCACAGGTCTGGGAAGAAACACGCACCACAAAATATGCAGACTTTTCTGTTACTTACACAGATAGAGTTGCTGGATCGGTAAGCATTACTCTTACTGATACTCAAACTGCTACATTTACTCCAGATATTTTAAAATATGATGTTTTATTAATTGATGCTGGAGGATCTAAAGAATATTATTTAGAAGGTACAATATTTGTAAGTGAGGGTTACACTTCAACATGAGTAATGTAAGTATTACAACTGAAAAGAATACTGTTACCGTTAACGGTGATACTAATGTTGTTACAGTTGCAACTCAAGGCCCACAAGGGCCAGCTTTTGCAGCAACAGGTACTTCTTTAAATGATTCCAACAAAGTCAACAATTCAGTAGTGTATTTTGATTCAACAAGTGGTACATTTAAAGCAGATCAAACTCGCACCGTTGAAAATCTTGTAGACGGAGGAAACTTCTAACAT